CGCGCGCCAAAGACGTTGCCGAAAACGGACTACCAGAAGTTGAACGAGTTAAAGCGGATGCTTCTCGATTCAAGCGGGTCGCGTGTGGTGCAAAAGGTCGTTGATATCGCGTTAGACGACGCGCATCCAAGTCAGATGGCCGCGTTGAAGCTGTGTATGGAGCGCACCTTGCCTGTTAGCATGTTTGAAAAAGACAAGGGGCAGCGTAGTGCTGTGACGATTAACATCACAGGTATCGGTGAAGTATCCACCGGCGCCGTTATCGACGCCGCTATCGAGCCGCAAGAGCCGGAGAACATTGGTTAATGGCCGATTTGAACTTCAGTCTGTTGCCGTGGCAACAGGAAGTTTTCAAAGACACGACGCGGTTCAAAGTCATCGCGGCGGGGCGGCGTTGCGGTAAGTCGAGATTGGCAGCGACAACGCTGTTGATTGAAGGTTTGCGATGCCCGACAGGTAGCGCGGTGTTGTATGTCAGTCCCACGATGGGACAATCAAGGCAGATTATCTGGGACTTGCTGCTGGATTTGGGGCGCGAAGTCATCCAGTCGAGCCATGTAAACAATCTGGATATCACACTCATCAACGGCGCACGCATCTACGTGCGCGGCGCGGATCGGCCGGACACGCTGCGCGGGGTGAGCCTCACGTATGCGGTGTTAGATGAGGTGGCCGATATCAAGGTCGAGGCATGGGAACAGGTTATCCGCGCCAGTTTGAGCGACAAAAAGGGGCGCGCGATCTTTATCGGCACGCCGAAAGGCCGGAATTGGTTTTACGACCTGTTTAACCTGTGCAAGGACGGGGAAGATGAGGATTGGAAGTCGTGGCACTTTACGACCAAAGACAATCCGATGATCGACCCAAAGGAGATCGAGAGCGCGAAAAAGACGCTATCGAGCTTCAGCTTCAAGCAGGAATACATGGCAAGTTTTGATACCGCCGGCAGCGACGTATTCAAAGAAGAATGGATAAGGTATGGCGACGAACCGCAAGAGGGCAGCTACTATATCGCGTGCGACCTTGCGGGCTTCGAGGAAGTCGCCCGTCAAGCGTCCAATTCCCGCAAAAGGCTGGACGAATCTGCGATTGCTGTGGTCAAAGTTACTGACGATGGCAAGTGGTGGGTCAAAAAGATCGAACACGGGCGGTGGGATATCAAGGAAACTGCCTCAAAAATCCTGACCGCCATACGCGATTTCAGGCCGGTTTCGGTTGGGATCGAACGCGGGGCGCTCAAAAACGCGGTTTTGCCGTATTTGAGTGACTTGATGCGTAACTATAATGTATATTCCCACATTGTTGATTTGACGCATGGCAACCGTAAAAAGGCCGACAGGGTTATTTGGGCGTTACAGGGTCGGTTTGAACACGGTCGTGTGGTTTTGAACAGCGATGAAGATTTTGATGATTTCGTGGATCAGTTGCTTATGTTCCCCGCGCAAGGCGTCCATGACGACCTGCCCGACGCGCTGTCTTATATAGACCAACTGGCGATAACGTCGTATTTCGAGGACCAACAGGATAACTGGTCGCCTATAGATATAGTGGCGGGGGTTTGACATGGCGCTTGAGAACGAAAACGGCGGCAACGGCGAGAATGAAAACGAATCGGCCGGGGGTTTTGAGTATCAGATTCCCAGCGAGAAAGACAACGAACTTGTCGGATTCGTAAACGATCATTGCGAACGCTGGCGTAATTACCGCGATACGAACTATCTGGCCTTATGGGAAGAATACGAACGTATCTTCCGCGGGCAATGGTCCTCGCAAGATAAGATGCGCGACTCCGAGCGCAGCCGCATCGTGACGCCGGCCGCACAGCAAGCGGTTGAAACGCGGCACGCAGAAATTATGGAAGCCATCTTCGGGCAAGGTGACTTCTTCGATATCCAAGATGACCTTCGGGATATCAACAAAAATCCGCTAGATGTGGAGTTTATCAAAGCGCAGTTAATGGAAGACTTTAAGATCGACAAGATCAGAAAGTCTATCGATCAGATCGAACTGATGGCCGAAATCTACGGCACCGGCATCGGTGAGATTACCGTGGTAACGGACAAGACCTTTGTGCCGGCTACCAAGCCGATACCTGGTGAAATGGGGCAGGCTGCTATCGGCGTCGAGGAAAAATCACGAATCGGCGTCAAAATCGTACCGGTCAATCCGAAAAACTTTCTGTTCGACCCCAACGGCACAAGCGTAGACGACTGCATGGGCGTGGCGGTAGAGAAGTATATTTCGCTGCACAAGATCGTCAAAGGACAGGAAGATGGAATCTACCGCAAAGTCGCCCTCGGCACCGATGCGGAAGACACCAAGCTGGAGCCGACACAGGAAATCACGCAGTACCAAGACGACAAGGTTCGTTTGCTTACCTATTACGGATTGGTGCCACGGGAGCTGTTGAGCAAGTCGGACAACGAGGATGTTGTTGACCTCTTTCCTGAAGAATCGGCGCAGGACGAGTATTCGGACATGGTGGAAGCTATCGTTGTCATCGCCAACGAAAGCGTGCTGCTGAAGGCCGAAGAAAGCCCGTATATGATGAAGGATCGTCCGATTGTTGCGTATCAGGACGACACGGTGCCGAATCGACTGTTGGGGCGCGGGACGATTGAAAAAGCCTACAACATGCAGAAAGCCATCGACGCGCAGGTGCGGTCGCACTTGGATTCGCTGGCACTGACGACCAGTCCCATGATCGCGGTGGATGCCACACGGCTGCCGCGCGGGGCGAAGTTTGAGGTGAAGCCGGGCAAGGCGTTTTTGACCAACGGTTCGCCAAGCGAGATTCTCTATCCGTTCAAGTTCGGCAATACGGATGGAACCAATCTGGAAACCGCCAAAGCGTTTGAAACGATGTTGTTGCAATCGACCGGCACGCTTGATTCGCAGAACATGGTATCGCAGTCAAACCGCGATGGCGCCGGTCTGTCGATGGCTGTTGCCACGATCATCAAGAAATACAAGCGCACACTGGTCAATTTTCAGGAAGATTTCCTGATTCCGTTTATCTACAAGGCGGCGTATCGGTATATGCAATTCGATCCCGAACGGTATCCATCGGTAGACATGAAGTTCATACCTACGGCGACACTCGGGATCATTGCGCGGGAATATGAACAGCAACAATTTATTGGCCTGTTGCAGACATTGGGGCCGGAAACGCCGGTTCTGCCGGTCATTTTGAAGGGTATTTTGGGCAATTCCAGCCTTACCAATCGGTATGAACTGATTGACATGCTCGATAAGATGGCGCAACCCGATCCGCAGGCGCAGGAAACGCAGCGTATTCAACGGCAGTTGGCGTTGCAAGCCGCGCAGGCGCAAATTGCGGTTAATACCACGCAGGCCGAGCAGAATCGTGCTGAAGCGCAGAAACTTTTGACCGAAGCGCAGTTGATGCCAGAAGAAGTCAAGGCAAAAGCACTGGCGTCGGTTACCAAAAATCTGCCTAATGCTGAAGATGCCAATAGCCGCGAGTTTGATAAGCGGGTAAAGATTGCGGAGTTGATGCTAAAGGAAGCCGATATCAAGAATAAGAGCAAGATTGTCGAGCTTCAAATGACAAAGGCAAAAGATAGTGTTGCCGATATGGAAACAGAATTTTTAGCTGAACTTTCAGGGGCGCTGAAAAATGGACGTTAATAAACTCTTTGAGGACTCAAGCCTCGATGGTATCGCTGACAACGTATTTAATGTTGTAAACGGCTCAGTATCGGAAGTAAAAGCCATGCAGCGCAAGAAAGTTGCAGAGAATGTGCAACTGGTCGTTGATGCGTTGAAAAAAATCGAAGCAGATTTGCAGGAACGCTACGATTCTATAGGTAATACGCTGGAAAAACGTATTCTTACGATTAAAGACGGTCGTGATGGTATCAATGGACGCGATGGTCGTAATGGTAAGGATGGCAAAAATGGGCGTGATGGCGCGCCAGGTGCTCGTGGTGTTGATGGTAAACCAGGTATGGACGGTGCTGATGGCACCGATGGCATATCGGTTACGGATGCAC